ATTCAAATCAATCATTCGTGAGGAATATATCACGGAGGGTGAAGTGAATGAGCGTACGAATCAAATACACCAACTTTTTTGGAAAAGAAAGAGGATACAACGGATGGTTCCGAAGCCGGAAGGAAGCCGTCAAAAGGTTTGATGAGTTAGGAATCCCTGTCGATAAAATATTTTACCTTGCAACAAGAAAAACAACAGACGAACCGTGGGTCGAGCATTCCCCGTCACTTCTAACGAAGGGCGGGGTTTTTTATGCACAATTTCTGGGAGAGTTTTGAGCGCGGCAAATATTACGAGCGATTATTGGATAAATATTTTTCGTGTTTCGGTGAAATCGAAAAGGTTTCACGTGCGGACCAGCGGAAGGGAATTGACCGGGTATTCAGGACATGGGACGGCGTTCACACCGTCGAATATAAAGCCGATGAACAGGCCGGGAAAACCGGTAATGCATTTATAGAAACGATATCCGTTGACAGTAGCAGCGCCGAAGGATGGGCCATGAAATCGCAGGCAGATTATTTGATTTACTACATACCGGACAATGGCCAGGCGTATTTGTTGACGATGCAAAGTATACGGGAGCGCTTGCCCCATTGGATTGCGACATACAAGAAAGCGAAAGGTGTAAATATGGGTTATTCGTCACACGGGCGGTTGGTGCCGTTACGCGAAATTGCGCGGATGGCATTGACCGCTTTTTCGATTGAAGACCCACAAAAAAATAAGGCATCCGAAAGGACACCTTATTTAACATAATGCTGCCGAGCCGGGTCGGGTGAATATTTTTCAAGCGACCGGACGCTAACATTCCATTGGCCGTTTTTGTGGCCTGCAATCCTTCCATTTTGGACCGCCTTAATGATAGCCGCTACTGAAACGTCTTTTCGTTTGGCGGCCTCTGAAGCCGTGACGAATTCGTCTTTTTGGTCCGGTTCCTGTTCGGGTTGGTCCCCATTAGATGGTTTTAAAACGCCTTGTTTGATTCGTAATCGGTATTCCAAATCTTGAGCAGCCCGGTATAAATCACTGTAAAAAATATCTTTTGTGACGGTACCGAAATGTTGATTGACAAGGTTTAAATATTCGCTGACAGGGGTGTTTTGTTTGTACGCTTCAAGGAATTTTTGGTATTTAACAAAGTCTTCATCAGACAATGCCAAAAGGTCGACAATTTCATTTTCAAGCGTGACATGAATGTTATTCATGCTTTCACCTCCAATATATATTATAAACCAATTTTAAACCAAAATGCAACCATTGTTTAATCTATATAAACGTGCCCCATAAGGGGGACGGGGAAAGTTATTCCCCGATGATTTCAACGATGCCGTTAACGTTTAAGTAAATGGCTTCCTGTCGGAAGTCTTTCCTAACCTGTTTTACCAGTTTCAGCAGGTCGGGAATTTGTTGGAGGGATTCAAGGCCGATGATGTATTTATCATTGATGTCTTTGTAAATCTTGCCACCCTCTTTCCAGTATCCCGAGGAAGTCGCTTCTTCGATGGTTAAACCTCCGAACTGGTCGATGATTGTTTCTCGAAGTTGTTGAATTTGATGCCTTTCAAATGGTTCGCCGTCGTTATCGAAGCGTGGTAAGTAGAAAAATGTTTCAATCATTTGGTTTCCCCTCCTTTCAATTATAATTATACCAAATTTAAACCAAATGTCAACATAAAAACAAAAAATTAGGTGTAAAATATTAAAGTTTTTTAGGAGGCGGTGAGGATGTAATGGACCTAACAGAAAAGCAAAAGCGTTTTTGTGATTATTACATTGAAACCGGGAACGCGGCGGAAAGTTACACAAAGGCGGGATATAAGGCAAAGCCCGGGGCGGCACGTGCAAATGCCAGTAGAATGCTAACAAAGGCTAACATCAAGGAATATATCGAAAAGCGAAATAAAGAGTTAGCAAGTGCGAGGATTGCCGATATGACGGAAGTAAAAGAGTTTTGGACATCAACCCTTAGAGATGAGGAAGCGGACTATAAAGACCGTTTAAAAGCATCTGAGTACATCGCTAAAACAAACGGCGCTTTTCTTGACAAGGTGGAACAATCCGGCGACATGCAACTAAATATCAACATCAAAGGGTCTAAAGGCAATGGATATAGATATTGATGTCGATGTCAATGAGGTATACATTCCATACCTTACCGACGACACCCGTTATCAAATCTTTTTTGGCGGTTCGTCAAGCGGCAAAAGTTATTTCCTTGCACAGCGCACGGTGTTAGATATTTTGGGTGGTCACAGAAATTATTTGATTGTGAGACAACACCAAAACACGGTAAAGCGTTCCGTATACAACGAAATCACGAAGTCGATAGCCACGATGGGCCTGTCAGCTTTTTTTGTGGAAAACAAATCAGAAATGACCATTACCTGTAAGCCTAACAAAAAGCAAATCCTATTTGCGGGCCTGGACGACCCCGAGAAAATTAAGTCTATCACGCCGATTGATGGGGTTGTCACTGACGTTTGGATTGAGGAAGCGACAGAAACAACATTCGAGGCCGTTCGACAACTTGACAAACGTTTGCGCGGCCGGTCGAAGGTAAAAAAACGCCTTACGATGTCGTTTAACCCGGTTTTAAAAGACCACTGGCTTTACAAGGAATATTTCAAGCGCTGGGACGAGTCGAGGCATTTTTACAAGGATAGTCATTTGTCTATTTTAAAGACGACCCACAAAGACAATGATTTCTTGGAACCAGACGACCACGCAGCGTTAGAAAATGAGACGGACCGCTATTATTACGAGGTTTACACGCTTGGAAATTGGGGCGTGTTGGGCAATCTCATTTTCAAGAATTGGGAGACGCGGGACCTGTCCGACATTCGCCATACATTCGACAATCTTCGACACGGTTTGGACTTTGGTTTTGCCGATGACCCGGCGGCCTTGCCTTGCATGCACTATGACAAGAAACGCCGAACGCTTTACATCTTCGATGAGGTGTATGGAACAGGCATGACAAACGATGTGCTGGCTGACACAATACGACCGCATGTTGAGAACCGGCCCGTCATATGCGATAACGTGGAATCAAAAAGCATTAAGGAGTTACGCCAGTTTGGCATCAATGCCATCCCGGCCGTAAAGGGTAAGGATTCAGTAAGGTATGGTATCCAGTGGTTGCAAAGGCAAAAAATCATTATTGACGTTAAATGTGTGAATACAAAAATGGAGTTTCAAAAATACAAGTGGTTAGAGGATAAGTATGGAAACGTTCTTCCGGAGCCTGTGGACAAAGATAATCATATTATCGACGCCATCCGGTATGGGATGGAGTATGAATCGTTAGGACGCGGAAAGAAAGGCAAATTGAGAGTCGGCAGGAGGTGAGCGATATGGGCGTTAAAGTTGGAAAGGTGAGCCGAGGAATAGTTACAGAAGACGGAAACTATCTTCCTATGTCAACCCTGCAAAAATACGTTGAAAAAGTGGCCCCGCGGGAATCAAAGCAAATCAAAGATTCATTTGCCGACCTGTACGACCCGAAGGGATTAATTGAACCGATGTATCCGGCTGAGGTGTTGGCCGGGATTTTGGATTTAAACACGTACCACTATCGGGCCGTGAAGACAAAGGCAAACGACACGGTAGGCCTGGGCTGGTCGTTGCAGCCAAAAGACGAGGAAAAGGGCCACAATGAAGCCCAAAAGAAACGGGCCCTGCAGTTTTTGGAACAACCGCATCCTAACCAACCATTGGGGGAGATTTTAAAGCGGGCGGCACATGACTACGAATCTATTGGTTATTGTGCCGTGGAAATCATACGCACCCCAACAGGTGAGCCTTTATACATCGACCATATCCCGGCGCAAACCCTACGGCGGCACCGTGACGGCGTGCGGTTCTGCCAACAGCGGGCGGGGAAACAGGTTTGGTTTAAAATGGCCGGTTCTGACATTGATTTAACCATTGATGGCCGTTTAGAAAAGCCGGGTTCGGACGACGAGGCGGCAGGGGAATTGTTTTATTTATACAATTTCACCAGCCGGTCGGACTACTACGGGGCACCTGATGTCGTCCCCGCTATGGGTGCCCTGCTTGCCGACTATGAGCGGGCGGAATACAACATTGATTTTTTTAAAAACAATGCGGTGCCTGCTTATGCCGTGACGGTTACCGGTGCCGAAGTGGACGACGAAATTGAAGAAGAAATCCAAGGCTTTTTCAAAAACGACCTGAAAAAGAACCGACATTCTACCCTGGTTTTGTCGGCCACGAAAAGTGATATGAGCGACCCGGACCCGGTAAAAATCCAGTTTGAGCCGTTGGCCGTGGAGACAAAGGAAGCTTCCTTCCGCTTATTTAGGCAAGACAACCGGGAGGAAATCTTATCGGCGCACGGTGTTCCACCTTACCGGGCGGGAATTGCCATTGAAGGTAAGATGGGCGGCAGCACGGCAAAGGAAAGCACCGAGATTTACAAGCAGTCGGTCATTAACCCGCGGCAAGCCATGTGGGAAAACGCCATTAACCGGTACATTTTGCAAGACGGTTTCGGCGTGACCGATTGGGTGTTTAAGTTTGACGAGATTGACACCAGGGACGAAAAACAGGAAGTCGATATACTTGAACGGTATTTCCGAATCGGCGGCTGCACACCTAACGACATATTAAAGGCACAGGGTAAAGACCCGGTGGACCATCCTGCTATGGATTGGCATTATATTAACGGGCGGCCGATTGAAGGCCAAACAATGCGGCCGACACAGCCCGTTCGTTTGCCGTTTGCCAACGATAGCGACGAGCAAGACCAAAACATCGAGGACGAGGAAAGCGACCTTATGGAGAGCGTGAAAGCCTTACACCGGGACCTTGTGCGCGTGGCAAAAGGTGAGGGCCATGAATAAGGCACAGGCCATGCTGAGGCATACCCAGGATTTTTTAATTAAGTGGGGCCAGTTACCGGCATTCAAAAAACAGGACACTGAACAAAAAGCACTGGAAGACAAACTCCATCGGTCATTACAGAACCTTTTTTCGTCTGTGCAGGAAGAAGCCATGCGGCAGCTTATCAAAACCGGCAAGCTGCCTACAAATGCAACCGACCTGGAGATTTTTTTACAGGGTATGTATGACGAGGTTCACAAGGAGAAAGTCGGTCAGCGAACGGCCGAAGACACTATTACCAGCGCCGGACGGGGATATAAAAAAATTGCCCGTGAATTACGTCGGCAAGGTTTTGAATTTAACTTTTCGACGTTGCCGCAGCATGCCAGAGATAAGCTATATGAGCGACATTTAAAGTTTTCCGATGACACTTACGAGCGCATACGCGGCGACGTAAAGGCCAACCTTTTACAAAGCATAGACGAAGGTGTGGGGATTGACGAGGCGGCGGCAAGGTTGCAAAAGGAATTCGATGAGATAGCCGAATACCGTACCCGGTTGATTGCCAGGACTGAAATCCAAAGCGCTCAAAATGAGGGCGAGTTTCAAAATATGGAAGATAACAACGTGGATTACATTCAATGGATTACGGCCGAGGAT